TTAATTATTGAAAAATAACGCATTTAATTAGTTTTCAATAGGGCGGGGCGTAGTTAAAGACGGTCTGAGTATTCATCATGTTTATAATATTCTTGGTCAGAATTATAGAGGGAGTAGTGTTCATCTTTATCAAGTTCGTCGTCCGACAGGGTTAAACTCATCGCCGTTTCTGCTAGGGGGAAGTTTCGGATCACATCGATCCGGCGTAACAACTGACCCACGTCTTCGCGTGTGTCAAACATATCTTTGGGGTGGTAACAGGAGGTGACAATTATCCGTCTAGCGCGGAACTGGCGGGATCCGCCTTTACACTCCACCCGTAGGGCGTAGCGATCAAACAAACGGAGAAGTTCGTGGAACTTCATAAAGTCTTTGCGCATGTCGTCGATGAGCACATTATCATGTGCATCATATCCTTCAAACCACTTTCCAGTTGCAAGACACGTGTAACAGTCTTCGCCAAGGTCTTCATATGCTTGTTTACTTTTTCCACTACCGGTTCCTCCCCAAAACCACGAAACATGGCATGCCCAGTTTCGCGGAGCTTCCTTATACTTTAATATACACTCTGCCATACGAATGGACTGGTAGGACGTTGCCACCATTACCACGTCTGACATTTTTCCGGAGGTCTGCAAAACATCCTTTACTAACTCTAAATCTGTTCTTTTACCTGATCCAGTCGGCGCTAGACCTCGTTCCTCGGAGGCGCCATCCTTCTTACAATATTGTGCTGCTTGAATAGGGGTCCCTTTTGCTTGCTCGAGATGTGCTCTGGGCATTATCTTCTTCACTGCTGATAGACTTTTCTGGTTTTTATACATGACAAACCCTTGTAGATGAGGCGTTCCACTTTCTCCTATCTCTTTACCTATAACAACATACTCGCATTCCTGTGCTAATATTTCTGTGTATTCCTTTTGTGTATAATTATTTACCGTAAAACAATAATTTCTTGAAATTGATGGTTTACTCATTTTACTTATATATATATATTGAGAGATCTCTTTAAGTCCTTTTTATAACTAGTTATTATTTTTCTACCTTAATAAAAGAAAGAAAAGTAACCAAAATCACTCAGAGGTTGATCTCTCAGAGGTCGGGGGTAATACTACGCCCCGCCCTATTGAAAACTAATTTATGCATCCTCATAAACATAGTTTACCCAAAACTCTAAATGCGCAGGACGCGCAGTTATACTAGTAGTTCCATTGGCAAAAATTGCCTGCGAAAAGAAAAACAAACCCTTAGAAGTAGGTCCGGCACTAGCATCATTAAACGTCACAGTCTTTGGACAATACTTCGTAATATCCATACGCTTGACATGGTTTAATTTAAAATCATTATTCGCATTATACTGCTGATTTACTAACGCACCACCCCCTTGGTTATTTGCATAACCAAGTTTATGAATCCATTTCTTCTTAATAACCCAATAATCAGTATTAATTACTGCTATTAGGTCCGCCAGTGTTCCCACTGGAGCAACTGTAGTTGAACCAAATTGAAATAGTTGATTGATATCTGCTGGGGCGGGGAGATTTGAAGGATTATTTTTAACATAACCTAAAAACATTTGAACTTCTGTAGGAATCATTTGAGGATTTGATGCAGCATCAAACGACATAGGGCGCAAAACATAACTTAAATACACTTTTCGAGTTGAAATCCTGTTACCAAGACGGGCACCTGCACCAGTGCCCTGATTAATCGTCCACAATAAATTGTTAGGAGTCATTGGGTATGCGTTCATGTCTGTCGACTCATTCACGGACCCAAAATCGAGAGTGTTATATATTTGATATGATTTATTCTCAATATTCGAGTGAATAACTTTATTTACATAACTTTTTACACCAGCAGAGACAGAAGTTCTTTTTCCACCAGCAGCACGCTTGGGGCGCTTGTATCCACGTTTGCGGTAAGGTCTTTTTTTTGAAGGCATATATAAGTATTTGAGATTTTAATTATTGAAAAATAACGCATTTAATTAGTTTTCAATAGGGCGGGGCGTAGTT